ACAATCAATAAAGTTTGTCCCTGCTGAATCTTCTACAATGATATTTGTACCTGCTATAAACAGATTACCAGTGCCGTTTTCTTTGATGTATGTATCACTACCATCGTGATATATCTGTAAATCATTACCAGCACCAAACTGTGCCTTGACGTTATCACCTAGAGATAGGTTGCCAGTTAGTGTGCCACCAGCTAGAGGTAGCTTATCTGCTGTGGCTGTTTCTGAAGCTGCTGCATTTGTAGCTGAAGTAGCTGCATTTGTAGCAGAAGTTGCCGAGTTAGTAGCTTGAGTTGTCGCTAAAGTAACCTGCGCTGCTCCGTTTGTTGTTGCTAGAGAAGCTTGAGTAGCCGCATTAGTTGCGGATGTGGCTGCGTTAGTCTCACTTGTAGCTGAATTAGTAGCTGATGTAGCTGAGGATGTAGCACTCGTTGCAGAATTAGTAGCACTTGTACTTGCTTCACTCGCTTTAGTTGTTGCTGTAGAAGCTTGAGTTGTAGCAGTTGTAGCACTCGCTGCTGCGTTAGTTTCACTTGTAGAGGCATTAGTCTCACTTGTAGCTGCATCATCTTCACTAGATTGAGCATCTGTAGCACTAGAACTAGCACCTGAAGCACTGGCTGTTGCACTGGTTGCTGAAGCAGTTGCTGAAGTAGCTGAAGCTGTAGCTGATGTTTGAGCTGATTCAGCTGAAGTCTTAGCACTTTCTGCTGCTGTCTGTGCTGTCTCGGATGCCGTTTCAGCGGTTTCTGCATTAGTTTCTGCTGTCTCTGCGTGTGTCTCTGCTAACTCTGCTGCTGTTTGAGCTGTAGTCGCATCGTCTTCTGATGACTGTGCTGCGTTCTCTGATACTAAAGCTGCTGCTGCGCTGGCTGCTGTTGCTGTCTGTGCGCCTGTAATACTAGCTGCTGATGCCGCTGATGCTGTAGCTGAAGTAGCTGAATTAGTTTCTGCTGTCTCTGCTGAAGCTTGTGCTGCAAGGGCTGCTGTCTTTGCTGCCTCTGTGTCTGCGATTAAAGCATCTAAGTCATAGCTATCTGCTAAAACCGATGATGTTGCAATTCCATGTCCTCTATCAATACTCATATCAACCTTTTCCTAATCTATGATTCTCTCTTGTATTCCATCTTTTAGTATCAGCAGCATAAGAGCTGTAATCTTTGCCGAATTGAAAGTTGGTACAGAAAGTCTGTTTAAAGTAAGAAGGTTCTCCACATTCTGAGCAGACTTGCGGTTCTTCACGTTTGTCGTAAGATATTATATTATCTGTGACGTGTTCATTGTTACATTTATAACTAAATATTGGCATAACCAACCTGTAATTAATTCAAGATAACCCTCTCAACTAGACAAGGGTTACATTTAACTAACTACTAAGCAGTTACTTTGAAAGCTACAGAAGCTTCAGAGCGTAACTCACCTACACCGTAGATAGTATCAGCAGTAAACAAGTCACCTAAGTATTCTTGTTTGTACTGAGTCTGTGTACGCACACCAACCTGTTCAGCTAATACAGCAGCATCACGATGAAGGATAAGACCTTCACGGTTAGAGCCAGTAGTAGGAGCAGAGTTAGTTACGAATACTTCCATACCGTAGATATTACCAATCTTACCAGTCTTAATAGCATCATTAGTGTTAGTGAAAGCTTGCTCTGTAAAGCGAGCTAGACCTAACAACGTAGAAGCTGCAACTGGTGGTAAGATTAGAGAACGACCATCCATAGGAACATCGTTATTATCTAAAGTAAGAATCATAGCACGAATACCAGCATCAGAGATGTTGCCACCTGCGCCTGAAGTCCAAGCTGAACCGTCACCTTTAACAAACGTACTACCTACAGCAGTCATAGTGCCAAATAAATCTGACTCTACTTGTTGAGCTAAAGCATAACCAGCGTCATCAGTATAAAACTTACGCATTGAAGCTAAAGCTTGTACGTCTGCGATGTCTTCGATTAACTTCGAGTATTCGTAGTGTTTGTTGATTGAAATATCAACTGTAGTATTAGTAGCAGCTGAAAGTGTAACCTGTGTATTAGCTGCTTTAGCAGAAGCTGAACCACGAGCAGGTTTAGGAATGTGAATAGTATCACCTTTCTTACCTTTGTGAGACATCTTTGTAACTAAGTTTGCTAAAACTAAGCTTGTTTTGTAAGCACCAATAACTTCATCCGACCATAGTTCAGGGATGAAATTATTTGCTACAGCGGTTGTTACTTGATTTGTGCCTAAAGCCATATCATTTCTCCTTATTGAGTATTATTATTTAACCCGACCCTCTGCGTATGCTGCCATAATCTCGTCACCGAGTGCCTCATACCTAGATGGGTCAGTTCTTTGTAGAGCAATTAAATCACTTCTACGATACATCTTCTTACCACCGACTGAGTCACCTGAAGAACGAGTCTCTGAACTGGTTTGTCGCATTGCCTTTTGCCTAGATTCTTTCTGCTGTTTGTTTACTTCTTTTGTCTTTCCAATCATTGATATTTGTTTCCAAGTACCTAATAATTCATTTGCAGCATTAAAATCATAATTAGCATCAGCTCTACGGAACAGCTCGGTACGAATACCACTCTTCCCTACCCACTCTTGAAACTTCTTATCACCAACAACATCCATAAAATCAGGGTGTGTTGACTCTAATTGTGAAAGGTTAGCATTTTGTGCGCCCTTTACATTAGCTTCACGAGCTTTGCGAATCTCTGGATGGTTTTCTATCGCTGAATTTACTGCCTTAGCAGGGTCATCATAGAAAGTATCCTCGAAACTCACAGCTTCTTCTGTCGTTTCAGTAGCTTGATTAGCTTGTGATTGTTGCATCAGTTGGTCAATCATTTGTCGCTGTTGACCTACCTCTTGCCCTTGCCTACCAAACGCTTTTTCTACGTTTTGGTGCATATTAATCACATCCTCTAATGTCTTCCCAGCATACTTCTCTGGTGGTTCATAAGTTGGCTCTTGTTGAACTTCCTCTACAACCACAGGAGTTTCTGTTACCTGTTCTGCTACACCTTCTGGTGCTGTATCTACTACTATACTCATTTTCTTGGTCTCCGCCCCGAAGGGTTATGAAGTTACTTTATAATGGGTCTGTTTCCAGGTTCTCCATCGCTATTTTAGTTGCCGATTCTAGGCTTAACATTAATCCTAGCATCATTAACTGACCCTTAGCGTGCCAAAGGTCTTTTTCGTTATTCATAGTGTCAACATCTCTAACACTAATCTCTATATTCTTTAATTCTTCCATCAGGTCTAACCAACCATCGGTTTCAAATAAGTCTAATCTATCTTTTAAGAATTGTTCGTCATTTTTCATTTAACCTGTAAAGCCCCGTCTGTCTGCATCTGCCAATTCTGCCTATCCATGCTTCCTAGACTTTTAGGTATGTAATCAATATACCAACCTTTTGCAGTTCTCGGTACTTTACCGTGTTTCTTATAATAATCTAAAGCTTTCTTTTCTTTAGGGTCAACCTCTTCTTCATCACCAAAGATGAAATCAAACATTCCCATTATTGAACAAATCTATTAATTTCTGTTTCTTGAGCAATCTTTCTAGCATTTGCCATATTAAGAGCTGTTTCAGAACGTAAATGGTCAACTTCAGGGTATGTTCTTTCAGTATCCATATTCTTACTAGCAATATCTGCTTGAGTCTTTTGTAAACTAATCGCATCTTTCTGTAATTTAAGCATTTTCTCTTGCATATCAATTTGATTTGGCTGTAAGTTAGCAGCTTCTGCCTGCCACTTGATTGCTTTTGCCTTTTCCTCTTCAGCTTCAGCATTAGTTTTAGCAATATCTGCCTGTGCTTGTTGCATAGCCATCTGCATTTGCATCTGTTGCATCTGTTCTGCTTCTGGATTAGGCTGATTACCTTGTGTAAGTTGCTGAACAATCGCATCTCTATTATGTATAGATGAGTTTTGCATCATAGACAACAAAATAACATTGAAAGCAGGTGAATCTTTAGGAATAGCTTGTAACATCTGTACCATTTGAGTCATTTCTAACTCTTTAGCCATGATGCCCATAGTAGAATATGGAACAAACTTGTAATCTGATACAGGGTAACGGTCAACATCAAACTGAATCTTACGCCACATTGATTTATTAATCATTGGGATAAGGAACGTGTTTTGGAAATTCATTAATGTACGTTTCTGTCTCTTAATTGAGGCAGATTGTGCCATAGACATACCAGAAGAGGTAGCTCTATCAGCATTACCGACATCAGCAGAGCCAGTACCCATCTGAATCATGTTTTGAAGTGAGGCAACCTGGGAAAATGTAGATTGGTCTGTAGTTCCCAAAGTAAGAGGCATAATAGCATTTCTTGGGTCACCATTTGTTAGTATAGTTTTGCCAGGTCTAACCTCAAACTTGACACCACGAGGCAATCTAGTTGCATCTGCCGCCATCATAGGTGTAGTTGTTAGGGCAAGAGAGTCAATTCTAGCTCTCATTTCGGTGTCTAGTGCTTTTTGAGGGTTGTAACCCTTCTCACAAACACCTCTACCCCAGAATTTATTAGGAACAATGTCATGTTGGTATGCAATGAAAGGTCTATCCTTCATCATAAAGGCGTTTTCTTCAGCTCTTAGGATATATTCATCGTTAACAATCGTTACAACAGCTTCGACCAACTCATCTTTCTTAGTATATTCAAAGTCATCGGTGTCTTTGTTCTTCTTTAAGAATCTCTTAGGTACTAAGCCCCAGTATTCTGTAATCTTTACGTTATCTGATTCATCAGCTTGTTTAATTTCAGGGTCAAAGCCGAATCTAATAGTATCGTAGTCACCATCTAAAGGTACATCACGATAAATACCTGATTTAATACCTTCAACAACATGGTATCTAGGTTTAATAACTTCGTGTGCAACACCTAATGCCTCATTAATCGAGTTAGCAGAAGGGTCAATCAGAAATTCTTTAGGAGAAATAGCTTCTACCTTAACATCAATAATAGGTATCTCAAGTAACTCACGAGTAGTGGTCATTGTTCCATCAACAGGAACTTCTTGTGGAACACGCTCTATATTCTGTTCAACAACAATCTTACCAATACCAGTACCATAAATAGCAC